ACGGTGGCCGAGGTGTGGCCCGTCTTGTGATCGCGGTAGAGTTCCTGGGTATAGCTGCCGCGCAGGAGGCGCAGATCGAGGCACCGCTCGTGCTGCAGATAGGCATCGGCGGTGGCGGTGGGGTTTTCCTCTGTTTCGGGGAAGCGCTTGGACCAATCCTCGAACAGATCGGGCAGGGCATCGCGCACGGTGATTTCCCACCCGCAGCGGTCCTGCCGGCCGCAGCGCACGATCTTGGGATCCTTGGCGGCACAGAACGCTTCGCGCTTGCCGCAGGCCGGGCATGTGCCCTCCTGCAACCAGGCGCCCTTGGTCTTGCGGAACTGGTATTGGGCCTGCAGGCCCTTCAAGATTTCGGCTTCGAGGTTCACGCGGCGCGGCCCTCGATCAGCTGGCAGGTGCGCAGGATCAGATCGCGGCCGGCGGGGGTGAGGGCAAAGCGGGCGCTGCTGTGCTTCACCGCTTCGCGCGCCAGCTTCTGGAGGCTGCGTTTCCAGGCGGCATCGGTGAAGGTCACCAGCCCTTCGCCATGGCCAAAGGGCGCGCCCTCGATGTCAACGTAGGCGGCAGGCGGCCAGAAGCGCAGCTCGGCAAAGCCGGCGACCGATGCGAGAAAGGCCCGCTCGGCCGCGATCAAGTGCGGGGCGGTTTGCTGCAGGGCGTGGTCAAAGGAAATCCTGCCCGGTGTGGGCAGGGCAGGTTCGCTGGTGGCGCGATGTGCGCTGGGCATAGGTCCCCCTCCGGCGGAATCGCCGTTGAAAAAATTCTCTGTCGTGTGGGTGGCTGGCGGGCGGGTGCCCGGCCGGATCAGCCGGTGAACATGCTCATCTGGCTATCGTCCTCGCCCTTTTCCGGCGGCATGACGTGGGGCACCTGATCGCGCGGGCAGACCTTCAGATTGAGGTCTGGCCGGTCGATCAGGCCGGGGTTGAAGCTGTGCACGAAGGTCAACTCGTTGAGCCAGGTGTGGCCGCAGCCGGTGTTCGTGCAGTGGCAGTGCAGGTGCTTGACCGTGGCTGTGATCCGCTCGCTGCGGCGAACGAAGCCGGGCGCCTCGCACTTGGGGCACAGCACGAAGGCGCGGCTTGCCTGGGTGCCGCCCGATCGCAGGCGGAATTCCAGCGGCGCATGGATCAGGTTACGCGATTGAAGATGGCCTTCGCCGCTCATTGGGTCCCTCCCGTGGTGGCTTTGCGCAGCCCGAGCTGATCGACGATCGACATGAATTCGCCGGGGCCTTCCATGGCAGCGAGGCCATCGGTCAGCATGTCGATGGCTTCCTGCACTTCCTTCTTGGCCTCGCGGCGCGCCGCAGGGCTGTCAGGTTGGCTGCTGACCTTGATCATCGCGGCGACAGCCTCGCCGGTCTCCTTGGCGACGCCCATGGCGATTTCCGACAAGGATTGCCCCGCAACATCCTGCGCAGCGATATCGAGGCGCAAGGCCATGAGGCGGTGGAACGGCGCATAACCGCCGCCGCGCTCCATAAACGCGCGATCGAGACGCTCGGCATCGATCATGCGGATCTCGGTTTCGCAATCGTGGTCGGACCACAGGCGAACGGCCCGGCCGGAAACGCCGCAGATGGCGCCGCAGGTGTCCCAGCCAATCACGGCGGCAACCTCGGTGAGCGTGGCCTCATAAGTGAGGGGTTCGCGCCGCTTGGTCACTGCTTGATCCCTTCATAGGCAAAGATCAGGCGGTCACCGCGGATCTCAATTGCACGGGCTGGGATGGCAGTCCGCTTGCAGAAGTCGAAGTTCTCGACCGAGACGTTGCTGGGAAGGTGAACCTTGTAGCCCAGCGGGTGACGTTGCACCCGGTAATCCCAATCCCTGCCCGTGACGAATTGCAGGGCGCATTTCCCAGCATCGGGGCCGACACCGATGAACATAATCGCACGATCGGTGTTGCCGCCGATCCCCAGCTCGCGGCCAAGGAGTTCGCCGACATAGATCGTAAGGCACGGCGACGGCGGGCTGTCCTTCCATTGCAGGACAATGCCATCTGGCGCGACCTGGACAGGCTTGGGCTGGTCTGCGGGAGTGCGACGGATGCGGCGGAAACTCATGCGCGAGCGCCCTTCGTTTCGCCGAAGTTATTGAAAGAGACGCGATTGCTTCGGCCGCCTAGGCGATTCGGCAAGATATCGGCGCACTGATCGATGCCGATCCAACGAGGTGAGGAGGGTTGAAGGGCCACCGGGTAAATATCGGGGCGCAGGGCATGACGAGAAACACCATAGAGGTCTTCGGCCAGCAGCACATATTCGGCGGGCAGTTGCTTCGATTGATGGATGATCCGCCACATCGTCGATTGTGGGATGCCGAGATCGCGGCCGAGTTGGCTGACAGATCCAGCCTGATCGCGGCAGGCGAGCAGTGCTTCATAGCGTGTCATGGTGGTATCCATGAATGGATAGATACCCATATATGGGTAGATGGGCAACCCGGAAAAGCATGGGGCGCAACTATTCATTTTTGGGTAGCTTCGTGACCGTGGCAATCCTGAGACCAGAGCGAGTTACGGAACGGCGCATTGCGGCCGGCATGAGCCAATCTGAATTGGCGCGCCGGGTTGGCATCGGTCAGTCCTCGGCTAACCGGCTAGAGGCCGGGATTACTCGAAATCCTAGGCATATCATTCAGTTGGCTAAGGTGCTCGGCACGACACCGGAATATTTGACCGGAGAAAGTGACGATCCAACGAGTAGCGGCGAAACTCGTTTTGTCCCGGCAGTCCAAGCCATTCCGGAGGAAGTGCCTTCTGATCCCGATCATGTTGAAATCGACATGATCGACTTCGCCTATGGGATGGGTGGTACGTTCACAGATACCGACCACATCGATGTTGAGAAGGTAGGCTTTTCCCGCCGTTGGCTGCGCCAGTTCACCCACTCCGCGCCCAACCAGCTGTTCACCACCAAGGGCATCGGCGATTCGATGGCGCCGACCATCTCCGATCACGATATCGTCGTGGTCGACAAGTCAGACCGGGTGCCAGAGTTCGCCGACAAGGTCTGGGCGATCGTCTATGGCGGCATGGCGATGATCAAGCGGCTGCGGCAGTTGCCGGATGGCTCGATGTTGATCAGCTCGGACAACCAACTGGTGCGCGATGCGCGGGCGACGGACGGCGAGCTTCACGTTGTCGGCCGCGTGGTGGCCGTCGTTCGGAAGCTATGACCTGGGCGGCCGAGACCAAGCTTCCGGCAATGTCGCTCGCGGTGGTGGGCGTGGACCACGCCAATCGCGATGGTTCAGACCGCCGGTTCGAGATCCTGTTGTGCAAGCCCGGCGAGACTGTGGAGCTTCGCCCGGAGCCGCGCAACCGACATGATAGCCGGGCGGTTGCCGTGTTCTCGGCGCGCGGGGTGCAAATCGGATATCTCACGGCCGAGCGATGCGGCCGGTTCGGTGGGCTGATTGCCTCCGCTATCGAGATCCAGGCGGTCTTTCAGAAGCAAACGCAGTTTGGGGCTTGGATTCGGGTGGCATTCAATGGCGATGCGCCCATCGTCGCACTTGATGAGCCCGCAAGCAATATGGTGCACGAACCGCGACACGCGCTCGATCACGATACTGACTTTATCCCGGATCCGATTTGGGACGATTGAATACCCAGCCGAGCTGATGTTTTATATTGGCGCGTTTGGGGTCGTTTAGGCAGGCATTGGCAGTTAGGTCCATTTCGACGAACTACGTCAGACTGGGGGGAAAAGTGGCGCGAAAAACCAAGATTTCGGCTGTGGTGTTGAATGTACGCTGCCATCCACACGCCAAAGAACGATATGCGGAATTGATCAATGAGATGTTTGATCAAAAGCAAGCGGTAAAACTGCATGGAGACCGCTTTGGCATGCTGTCTCTGATCAACAGAGACGAGGATGATGGTTTCGTTTCGGGAGTGATAACGACTTTTATCAAAGTCGAATTTGATGGGCGCTGGTTTGATGCGTCCGTGATGGATGATGCATCTGCTGAAAGAGTAGCAGAAGTTGTTATACCTGATGACATATATCCTAACGCAGCAAGATTCTATTTTGAGTTTGATGTCCAAAAGCATAGAATTTACGTTCAGTCATATTCAGAAGGAAAATATCTTTCTGCAAAGCAGGCGCATGCATTATTTTCCGGATTGGCCGAACTTCGGCAGATGAAAGCAAAATTTGGAAAAATTCATGTGACTATTGTTCAAAGTAAAGAGGGTCTCGATAAATTATTTTCTATTAAAATCATTAAAGAGATAAAAATTACTATATACAAGCCAAACCCGGATATTTTTTCTGAAAATTTTGAAGCAAATATAGAAAATCATTTGGCGCAAGCACACAGTCAAAGTGTCACGATATCTTATCAGGCTGATCCGGGTGAGTCGGTCCGTCCTACGGCGGAAATAATGCAAATTAGCCAAGCCGCGCTAGAAAACGGTAATGTCCAAGTGCGTGGTAGGGATGAAGCCGGGGCCGTCAATAAATCGACTGACAAAATTCCAAAGGAATATCATGACAAGTATGATTCAGACCAAGTCACTGAAAGGAATGCTTTCCGTAGATTAATTCCAAGATGGATTCACATATGACTGATAGGCAAGGAGGGCAATTCAAGCCATTTTTTAGGCATCTTAAGCGATACTTTCGCGCTTATGGTGGATGGTCGGGTATCTTCGGATCTCCATTATTTTTAGGTGCAGTTTTGATCGCTGCGCTAAACTATAGGCAGTGGCTCGTTTCTGGCTGGACCGACAAGGTTTATGCCTTGCTTCCCAACCTTTTGGGATTCAGCTTAGGAACATACGCAATAATATTTAGCTTGTTGACAAACAGAATAAAATTAGCAATGCGTATATTGAAAAATAATAATTCAGTATCTTATTTAGAGCAAGTAAATTCAACATTCTTTCATTTTATTTTTGTGCAAGTTATAACTTTGATTTGGTCTATTATATTCGACGGAAGCATTCTACGCGATATTGCGATAATTTTCAAAGGTAAAGTTCCTATAGTATGGAGTGCTTTCCTCTTCTCTGCCAAGATTGGTTCTTTTGTTGGTTATTTACTAATGATTTATTCAATATTTCTCGTTATTGGGGCGGCCTTGGCAATATATCGTCTGGCTTTAATTGTTGATCCGGCGGAAAGTTGATATTTTTGGTGGCTTGTCCGATGCTTTTCTCACCTATGATATGGGAAACTTTTTAAGCTAGGCATTTTCCTACACCGTTTGCAGTCTGCTAGGGGGCGCGTATTCTAGCTTTGGCCGCAGTGGCTGATGAACCTCTGCCTCAGTGGCGTGGCGGTTGGCGCCGATATGGACAGAAGCTGGATTCATACGTCCTAGCGCAAGACCAATTGCTAAGGCGCTGTACTTAGATGCCAACGCTATCCACCTTTGTCGCCTTGGCGGCGCTCATCGCTTGTCCTAACCCGATAGTGCACGATGGTGATACCATCCGCTGCGGCGTCGAGCGGGTACGCTTGCTCAATATCGATGCCCCGGAGCTGGCGGGTAGCGAACGGTGCAGCGCCGCGTCCCGCCGCCGGCTTGCCTACAGTCGCAATCCCGCTTGGTGCGATAGCGCGCTGGGCGAGCGATCGAGGGATGCTTTGGCCGCGCTGATCGCGCGCGGGAAAACCTCCATCGCGCCGGTTGGCCGTGATCGTTATGGTCGTTTGCTGGCGCGGGTGATGGTCAATGGCCGCGATGCCAGCGCCTATCTGGTTGGAATGGGTTTGGCCCGCCCATGGCGTTAGCGCGCCTACGGGATCGGCAAGAATTTCCGGGTGTGCATGACGCGGCTAAACGCTGCGATTCAACCTGAGCAGATTGAAGCTGCATCTAAGCTTACCGGAAAGGAAAGGCGGCGGACACCTGAAGGGGGAACGCCGCCAATTCCCTTGCTATTCGTACACAGGCGAGTTGTACGATGCCTTCATCAGATTGATGCCATTCATCGCATCGCTTCGGTTGTAGTATCCCTCAGCGGAATCCGCGATCGTGCGGCCGTTCGAGGAAACATAGCGCCACCGCCACTGGTTCAGGCGGTCCTTGTAGATTTTGTAATGCATTGGAGTTTCTCCATGAAATTCAAACACTTTCTTGTGAGCTATCAATTGGACGGCGCGCAGTGGAACATTGAGATTCCCGCGACATCTTTCGAGGACGCCAAGCGCCGCCTCGGCCAACTGCATTTCGGCCGAGTGGAAGGCGAGGTGATCGCGAAAGTGCCAGGGGCAATGGGTCCAATCGCTGCACTTGCGACCCGGATCAGAAACCTGATGCGGACGACAAGCTGATAGCACCCGTCTCGGTTGCAGCCGTTTCTGCCGTTTCTCCTTCGAGCGTATGAGCCCGAAGGGTGTTGACCGAGACACAATGAAGGTGTTAGAACCCACGCGTGATCACGACCAACGACACCTTCGGGTGCGTTGTTAATTCCAAATGACCCAGCAGAGCTTAGACCCTCTGCTGGGTCAATTTGTTTGTGCCACAGGCGCGGTCGGAAGGCAAGAGGGCGGTTTTAAGCGCTTTAGAGCGCCGAGGGCGTCGAGGGGTCGCTCGGACCCATTTTGAACCTGAGAAGCGCTCAGAAGGCCTTCAGAAGGTTCTAAGAGGCCATTCTGCGATCGGCTTTTCTGTGGATAAAGACGAGTCAAGCGTGTTTCGTTAAATTTCCACGGCGACGCGTTAACCCCATTCCGAAATGTGCAACTGTCAAGATGCAATCTGCATTTACGCATTCGTATGCGTAGCATTGGGCCGTGCCTCTGCCAATTGTATTGCAGCCGCGAAATAGCCGTCTCGATGGGGAAGCTAAACGCTCTCCAGCTGCAGCCGTTGTTTCAGACCGTTCGCACCGAGGGTCGTTTCGAGGCTATCCACCAGCCACGATGTGCCGTCGATCGCGCTGGTCCAGCCTGACAGGCTGGCCTTGGCATTGGGCTGGATCTGCATATTCGCGGTAGCCAGCTCGTAGGTGAAGGTGCGCTTGCCGCGCGCGCGTTTCTTCGCTTCGGCCGTGGTGGCCTGCTGGGCTTCGGCTTCGCTGGCATAGACGCGCTTGAGGCGCTTGCGGTTAGTGCCGGTGGTCTTGTGGGTGCGGCGTTGGCCGGTGCCGGAATCGTGCCATTGCGCCTCTGCCCCATCATATTGCCCGCGATCGGCTTGGCGGCAGGACCAGGTCCAACCGCTCTGTCGCGTGAGCGTGATGGTAGGAATCGTCTTGCCGGTGGCGGTGGTGGCGCTGCCCACGGGCATGAAGATGAGCTGCTTGTTCTTCCACGTCGCCACGGCGTCATAGCGCTGACCGAGATCCTTCACCAAGGCGTGATCGCTCTTGTTGTGCTGCTCGAGCAGGGCAATGGCCAAGCCGGCCAGATCGGGGTGCACCTGCGCCGCTAGGCCATTGCGCGTGGCGATGGCGGAGAGGAGGGCGCCCAGCGTGGTATCCTTCCACACCTTCACCCGGCGCTGGCGCGCGGTGCCGGTGAAGTCGGCCGAGCGGGCGCGGATCATGATCTTGTCGGGCGGGCCGCTCTCTTCCACCTCGTCCACCCGGAACGCGCCCTTGTCAACCAGGCCGATTGTCACGTCGTCGCCGCTTTCCCAGCCCAGCGCCAGGCGGATGTAGCGGCCGGTGCCGGGCGTCTTGAGCTGGCCATCGTGGTTGTGCAGGGTGAGGGATAGCTCGTCTGCCTCCCCGCCACGCTTTTCGGTGAGGGTCAGTTCGAGATAGCGCGGGTCGATCTTGTCGGCCAGATCGGTGCCATCGTCGAGAGTGAGGCGGATGCCGGCCTTGTTTGCGGCCATGGGTCAGGCCTTGCGCTTGAGCGTGACGGTGAAATCGATGCTGCGCGGGATGCCGCCGGCCATGATGGTCTGGTGGGTGAGATCGAGGCCGACGATCACGTAATAGCCCCAGACTTCGCCCAGGCCGTTCATCAGCGCCCAGGCATCGCCAGTATCGCCCATGCTTACCAGCGTATCGAGCGCGCTATACTTTCCCGCGATCTCCGGGATGCAGCTGCCGGCGATCGTCACGTCGTCGTCGCCGGGGCCGATGAACTGCACAGCCGGGCGCGCGCCGAAGCGCTCGCTCGCCTCGTGGCGCCAGGTGATGCGGCGCTGCAGCTCGGAATAAGCGAGCGTGTCCATGCCGAAGATGAACATGCCCAGCGTCAGGAGCTGACCGGGAGTGGCGGCCGATGCCATCAGCGGCCGTCCGTGTCATAGCGCGAGCGGGTGGAAACGCCCTGGGCGGCTTCCAACTCGCGCCGCACCTGGCGTGCGAGATCCTTCACATCCATGCCGGGGGCGGCGTGGACGTGGATGACGATGGAAGTGGCGGCAGCGGGCACCGAGTTGGCGGCGCGTGCGGCCGGGCGGATCGCGGCGGCGGGGGCCAGACGGGGCACGGCCGACGCGATCGACGGCGAGAGCGAAAGCGCGCCAGCTGACGCCACGCCGATGGCCATGCGCCGCGCAGCCTGGGCCGCGCCGCCGCGCCCGCCGTCGATGCCCAGGCGCAAACCATCGGTGATGTGGCCACCCATCGCCATGAAGACGCGGGACGGGGACTTGATTCCCAACGCCGCGGCGAATCGCGCGCCCACCGCCCCGGCGAGATCGAGAAAGGCGCGGATCACGCTGCCGGTCATCGAGGCGATGCCCCGGATCAGCCCGCCGATGATGTTCACGCCAAAGCCGAAGAATTTGCCGGCAAGTCCTGCCAGGAAAGTGCCGATCGTTATCCAAGGCTGGATGAATGGCGCGGCGATGCCGGCGACGGTGCGTACCATGCTCATCGTTGCGGCTTTGATCTGGTCCCAATGGCGATAGACCAGTGAGGCGGCGTAAACGATCGCGGCCAGAAAGGGCGTGAAGATGACCAGGGCGCCGAGGAATACGTTGCGGATCGTGGTCCAGTTGCGCTGGAAAAAGCCGGAGATCGGCCCCCAATAGCGATAGACCGCATAGGCAACGCCCGCCACGGCCAGCACCGTCAGGCCGATTGGGCCGGTCAGCAGCGTGAAGCCAGCGGCGAGGCGGGGCAGGAGGCTGGCCACCGTGCCCAGCGCCTGGGCGCGGCCGAACAGGCCCCACAGTGTGGACACCGGCCCCAGGACGCTGCCGAACGCAAATTGCAGCGCGCCGATTCCCAATCGTGCCGCTACGGCGCCGGCCGCGATCGAGGCGATCGAACTGGCCAATTGCGGATTGGCCGCTGCCCATTGGCCGACGCGGTCCATCGCATTGGTGATCGCGCCAAGAAACGGCATGAATTGCGGCAGGAGCTGGGTGCCCACGACGATCGCCATGCGCTGCAGCTGGCCGGTGAAGTCCCGCCACTGGACGCTGGCGTCACGTGCTTCGCGCTGGCCGAATGACTGATCAATCGTGCCCTTGCTCTCACTTTGAAGGCGGGCGCGCATTTTCCGATAGCCGTCCATGTCCTTCATCAACGCAAGCAAGCCCATCTGCGCCTGCATGTCCTCGACCACCCAGCCCAGCTTCGCTTTGTCACTACCGATTGCTTTTTGTGTGACGGTGGCGAAAGCCTCCATCGAGGACATGCCTTGAGCTTTGAATTTCTTCATTGCTGCGGGAAGGTCTACGCCGAACTTCTTCTGGAAGGCGTTTATCACGGTGGGCGAGTTGATCTTGGACAGCAGGTTGGTGATGTTGTTGGCCGCTTCGTCCGCATTGCCTGCCGTGTTCATGGCCATTTGCAGAGCGGCCGTCAGATCTGCGACCGCCGGCGTGCCCACATCTCCCAAAGCTTGAAGGCGCGCGGTCAACGCCGGAAAGTTCCGTGCCATATCGGCAACCTCGAAGCTGCCAATTTTGCTGCCGAGCGCCATGATATCGAGCGCTTTTGTAGTGTCCGCCAACGACACTTGCAGGTTGTTGAGGTTGGCAAAGGCCGCTGCGCTACCGTCGGCCAAATCCACTTTCATGGCAGTTGCCAATCGACCGATCGGACCAATCATCTGGGTGGCCTGGCGCGGATCCATGCCCTTGCCCGCCAAGACATCGATGCCGGCGCGCATATCCTCGGGCAACTGGTGGGAAGCGCGGGCCAGCTGCATGATGCTGGCGGCCATGCGATCGGTCTCGGCGTTGGTCAGCTCGGCCTTTTGCTGGATATCGACCATGCCGGACGAGAAATCCATGGCGGCCTTGCCGGCCAGGATGAACGGCGCGGCCATGGCCACGCCGCCCAACATATTGTCCTGCCCCCGGTTTTTCAGTTCCTGGCCGCGCCGGGCCATCGCGGCGACATCGGCATTCACAGCGGCCAAGCGGCGCTGGCGCTGTAGCTGCCGGTTCACGCCCTCGATCGAGCGCTCGAGTTCGCGCTCTCGATTGATCGCCTCGGTAAGGTTGCCGTTGCCCTGCTCGATCTGGCGCCGCGTGGCCTTGAGCTGGTTTTCCAGCTTGCGGTTCTCGCCGGTGAGCGCCTTGATCGATGTGCTGCCCTGGCGGCTCAAGCCCACGATGTTGCGCAGCGCGCCGGACATCTTGTCGACGCCGATGAAGTTGATCAGCAGGGAGAGCTTGTTGCTCATGATGGCTTGTCCTTACTGCCCCACATGCGGTTCCAGCGGTCGATCGCCTTCCCGCGCCAGAGCATGAGATCGGCCAGGTCGAGTGCCTCGATCTCGGCCAACGGCCAATGAAAGATCGCGGCGATATCGGCGATCATGTCTTCGGCGCGAATTCCTCGAGCATCATCGTCATCAGTTTCCGCTCCGTTGCCGACATGAAAAAACCGCGCACCACTCCCGCGAGTTCGGCCAAGTCATCTGCTGCCAGATTATCCACTTCGGGAGCGGTGAGTGGCGGGTTGGAAATGCGCGGGAGCAACGTCAGCACCGCCACCACATCGTTTTGCAGCAGGCTTTGCAGAGAAAGCCCGCGCAATGCGCCGCCGCGCGGCTTGGTCAACATAATGGACGCGATGGTCTGCTCGCCGCGCTTGATCGGTTCGGAAAGTTCGACCGTGACGGTGTTGGGGCTGGCTTCGGTGGATTCAATCGGGGCGTCAGCCATGTGCGGGGCTTCCTGTGCTGGGCGGGGCGGGAAGGCCGGGGGCGGGAAACGGATAACCGCCCCCGGCCACCATCGACCGGCGCCCCGCAACAGGACCGGCGATGGATCTGCGATGTGAGTTGTTTGGGGTTCGGCCCGCGCGCGCGCCAGCAATGGGGCGGGTAAAGGGCAGCGCTACCGGGGGAACGGCCTGGGGCGAAGACGGGGATCGCGCCCCAGGCCGCGCGCTCGCCGTGGAAGCGGGGGGCGCACGTAAATTTTAGCTGACTTTGCCTGTGCCAGCAATGCGTTACGCGAAGTGGGCCCGGGCGAGTGTAGGGACACCCGGCCCAGGCCCGGCGCTAACCGTGGAGGGGTGGCGCGGTTCGGTGGATAGGGGAAATACCTAACTTTGGTGTGTCATTTGATACTAGCTGGTAAGGATGGCCATAATTTCGGCATAGCGATCGATGCCGTCGACGCGGAACACGCCGGCAATCATGTCGATCTCCACTTCCTCCACGCCGTCAACCTCGCGGCGATAGTAGGACACCGCGCACTTGTATTTGTGCTCGGTTTCATCGCCGGCCTTGGATTTGCCGAGGTCGATTTCCGTGAAACGGCCGCCAAGAAAGATGTTGACGGACTGCGCAGCGCTGCCGTCGTCGGCTTGGTAGGCGCCAACCAGGCGCAGGGGGGCGCCGGCCACGTCCGTGGTGCCGAACAAGCGGATCAGCTCGGGCGCGTGGCCACCCATTGTGATAGTGGCTTCCTGGGCTTCGAGACCCTTGTCGATCTTGATCGGGCCGATCATGCCGCCGCCGCGCCAATCGTCTGTGGCAATGGCGAGCTTGGGCTCTTCGAATTCGCCGATCACGCCCAACCAGCTGGTGTTGGCGCCATAGGCGTTGATGTTCTTCAGTTTGCGCGGGAGGCCCATGGCCTGATCCTTTCAGCGTGACGCGGGAGGGGAGAGGAGATCAGCCGGTCACGCTTGCCGCGAAGCCGGTGTAGTAGATGTCCGTGATCACCAGGTTGACCTGCGGGTTTTCCATCGGGGCGCAGGGGGTGAACTGGATGCGGAAGGTGGGGCGGCCAGCGGCAAGCTCGGCCGAGGTGTTGGCATCGGCATCGAAGAAGGCCTGGGCGCCGATGACCTGGCCGGCGCGCACCAGCTTGCGGAACTGGGCGTTGACCGTTTCGAGCTGGTCCTTGATCAGGGCCACCGTCATGGGCTGGTCAAAGAACGGGCTGAACGCCGCAGCGATCACGTCCTGCAGCGCGTAGAGCGTGCGCACTGCGCTTTCGAAGACATACTGGCTCTGATCGTCGCCCGCGCAAGTGCGGTTGCCCCAGAAGCGGTAGCCGGCCGAGGTGCGGATGATCGTGGTGATATCGGCATCGTTGAGCAGGCCGGCATCGGTGTCGTTGTCGAGCAGGTCGTAATGCACGTCGTGCGTGATGGCGGAGATGCCGGGCACCGTGACGTTGCTGATCGTCTTGTGCCAGCCCACCGTCTCATCGAGGTAGGCGCGCATGCCCAGGGCGCGGGCGACGGCGTCGCCGGTGACGGTGGCCGAACTGTCGGGCCAGATGAGCGTCAGCTCGCGCGCGCCGAATTCCTCGCGATAGGTGCGCGCCTCGGCATTGGTGGCGCCGATCACGCGGGCATAGGCCATGCCGCGCAGCTTCTTGGCCAGGATGGCGAGCTTGGTGGTCACTGCCTGGGTATCGAGGCCGGGAGCGCCGATGATGCGCGGACGATAGCCGGTGACGGCCTCGGCCTTGAGCAGGGCCTGCATGCCGGTGTAGCTGGCGCCATCGGTGGCGCCGATTACGGCATCGTCCTGCGCCTCCTCATCCTCGCCCACGGCGACGCGCACGATCACGATCCTGGGAGTAACGATGTCGTCTATCGCCTCGAGCACGGCCTTGAGTGTGCCGTCGCTGCCCGCCTTGCCGGCGGCGACGGCCGCCGAGGTGAACAGTACCGGGGTGTTGAGCGGGAAAGCCGCGTCGATCGCGCCCTGGCTTTCGGGCGCGACGGCGACGGACGTGCCGATCAGGCCGATGATGGCGCTCGATTTGGTGCTGATGGTGCGGGTGCCGGAAGTGGATTCGATAAGCGTGATGCCGTGGGCCATGGCCAGGATCCTTCAGCGAGAGGACGCGGGGAGCGGGATGGTGAGGGTGACCAGGCTGTTGCCAAGGGCCTGGGCGGTTTTGCCGGTGATGTTGGCGGCGAGGTTGCCCACGGCCGGGGTGCCGGACAGCGTGACCTTGGTGACGGTCAATTCCGTCTCCCACGTCTGGATGGCGAGCGCGGTGGCGGCGCGCAGCAGATGGGCGGTGGCGGCGTTGGTGGGCTGGTCGATCAACTCTTGCCAGAGCGATCCGAAATCGCGGCGCTGGACGCGCGTGCCGATGGGCGTGGACAGTATTTGCCCGACGCGTTGCGCCAGGTGCGCAACGCCCGAAAGGGGCTTTCCCGTGGTGGCGTCCATGCCGTTCATGCCCCACGCCATGCTCCCGGCCACGCGCGCAGGCGAGACGGGGTGCGGGTAAGGGCGGGCTTTACCTTGGAGCTTCTCGCCAAAATCGCTATATCGACATGAACGCGTTACGATTTTAAATCGATGGGCCGCGATAACGACATTGGGGTGGGCGGTATGGACGAAATTAGTGAGGAAATATTAAAGGTATTCAATAAGGTTTTGTTGAGTGCAGTATTTGTAATTGCCGTTCAATTTACAAAAATTGATATGGACAATTTACAGTTTTCTGGAATAAAATTCATATTAAGAAATGTAATGGTTTTGAAGGGGGTGGTGGCATTTCTATTTCTGTTCTACACAGCAAATCTTGTCATGACGGTCTTCGAATTAACGATTGGTAGGGGAAAATATTCTATCAACTCAAATTATCGTGATGAAATAAATAGTATCTGCCGTCCTAGGTGGCGTAATGGAAGATTGGTTAAGTACGGAACGCTGAAGGCAAAATCTATAATAAAAAATAGGCGTCTTGTTTATAATATAACTAAAAAAGTTTACTTCTTATACTGCTGGTTGATATTGGTGGCTGCATTTTCTATCGCCATACCTAACGCAGTGATATTTTCTATATTTGCAGTAGAAAATTACAAAGGCTATCTAGATGGTGTTCCTGGCTGAACTATTCGGCAACACCAGTCATTGATTGACCTGGTTGAACACCTCCATGGACGTGGCCTCTTAGGCTCTTTCCGCCCCCGACCACATCACCGCTGGCGGTGAGCTTGCCGTCGATCTTCACGTCGCCGCGAATCGTGAGGCCCCCTGGTGCCTCGATCGCGGCGGTGGCGCCGGCGGGGAGGATGGCGGTGAGGGCATGGCTTTCGGGATCGTAGCCGATGCGCGCGCCATCCTCGTACTCCACCACTTCGGCGAGCGTGTTGCCGGGCGGCGGCGCGTTGTCGTTGTTTAGGCCGAGGAGCGCGACGGCATTGCCGATCTGCCCATCGGGTGAGAGTAGCACGACTTCTTCGCCGTCGCTGGGCGGGGACCAATTTCGCGTCTTGCCCGCGCGGCCCGCCAGCCAGCGGATGGGCGGGGTTTCGCAGTCTTCGTCGGTCTCCGGGTCGCCATAGCGCACCACGCAGCGGGGCGGATCGAGCGTGAGAGATACGATAGTGCCCAGGCGGATCAGCGTGGAGGGATCGGCCGGGATGTCTTCGTCGTCGGTCACGGCGCGGGCGCGTCTGGCGGGGCTACCGCGATGCCAGCGGCGATCAGGGCTTGGGCATCCTGATACATCTGGGCGAGGCGGAGGCTGTTGCCGGTGAGGATGTCGAAGTCGGCGCGGGAGATGGCAACATCGTCGGCTGCTTGACCGGCGCCGTCATCGAGCGGGGGAGCGTGATCGGCTCCGGGCAGATCGGGGTGTCCGGGCTGACCCGCAGCGCAGGCGGATTGCACGCGGTGAGCAGCAGCATAGGCAGCGCCAGCAGCACGGCCGCGCTCGTAATAGGCAGAGGCTTGCGCATCGGAGATCTCCGCGATTGTGGCCGAGACGGCGGCCGGTTGGTGGTTGACGGCGGCCTGGGCAGCACGCGCGGCGGGCTGCGCATCCTGCACTTTGGCGAGTTCGGCGCGGGCCGTGACGAGATCGGCCTGTAGGTTGGCCCGGTCGACCAGCAGCCAGCCTAGCAGCGCGATGGTCAGCAGAAATGAAAGGGCGGCAATGGTCAGTCCGGGGTGACCGCGAATTGTGGCCCATGCGCGGATTGATTGGGCGAGAAGCCAGGCGATCATTCTGCACCTCTATCGGTGGTGTTGGTGGCCAGCCCAGGCTGGGGGAGCCAGCGCAGAAACACAGGCAAGGCGAAGGTAATGAAGCCAGCCAGGATCGAGGCTATCGGGCGCCAGTTCTGTGGCAGGGCATCGACGATCTGCGGCACAACCGACGGGTTATCGACAATCCACCCGACGACCAGAGCGACGATGGCGCACAGGCGCACGCTCCAATAGCGCTGCAGCGTGTGCAGTTCGGCGACGAGCCGCTTCATCACGCGGCATCCTTCAGGCAAAACGCCTGTTCACGGCCACGCCGGGCTGCGAGCCCAGGAATGACGACGAGCTTGCCGTTTACGCGGCCCTTGTTCCACGAGAGCAGCGCATTGCATGAGCCACGCACGTCGCCGGCATTGATGAGGCGCCGCGCCGTGGAGCCGCACCAATTCGCCACGCCGACGTTGTATGCCAAGGAAACAGCGGCGTAGCGGACATAGTCGCGGTTCGGGACCGTGAGCGCCAGGCCGGGCGTGCATTGCATCACGCCCTGGGCATGCGTGACCAGTTCCTTTTCCAGAAGGACGGCGCATTGATCCTCGGTCAGCTTGTCCTTCATCGTCACCCGGCGGCCATCGATCGAAGTCAAGCCGTCGCAGATGGTGGCGACGCCGACGAGATCGAGATAGGCCTGAAGATATTGCTTGCCGGAGACGTGCCGCACAGTCGCCGTGCCGTCGGAGGCCATGGTCACCTTCACGGTGCGGCCGCTTTCTTCCGTTGGCGTTTGGGTGAGCAAGAGCGAGGCTGTCACCAGCCCCACGACAGCGGCCAGGGTTCCCTTCTTGACCGTCACGCGTAGCGGCGGCGCGGTATCGGATGCGGTCACGGCCGTTCCTTTCGATAAAGGAGAGCCTGAACCGTGGGCGTCTCGTAGATGCGGATGGCGGTCCAGACGATGGTGAGCACGGAAGCGATGGCAGGCAACACGCTGATCAGGCTCCCGAGCAAAGCGGCAAATGATGTGAAATCAATCGCGTGTTTCACGCCGTCGGGCAGAGCATCGAAATAGTTTTTCACGGATCAGTCCCTGGCGGCAGATGCGCAAACGCGCGCGATGGCCAGTGGTAGGGCCA